ACTTCCATTTTTTCTCTCCCTTAGAGGGCTGGGCGCTGGTGGTAACGCCTGGGAACGCTGGCGGCGTTGTGTGGGGTTTTTGGGGTGGGTTGCGTGGTTTTTGTTGTGGGTGATTTTTTGAGGCGTTAGAGGCGATTTTTAGGGGTGGTTCGGGGTGGCGGCGAAGATCAACCACGGCACTTTGCGCGGGTATCGTGCGGGGTGCAGGTGTGATGCTTGCCGGGGTTCGAATAACGCGGCTAAGCGTTTGGAGCGTGAGCGGAAACAGGCGCGTGAGGGTCGGCAGCCGCGCCCGGTGTTGCGGGCTGTTCCCACTGGTGACGATGTGCCGGTGATTGGGCCGACCTATGGGCCTATTGAGACGGCGTTTCGTGCTGCGTTGGCTGAGCCGACCGATGATCACCTGGTGGTGGCGCGGCGCGAAATGGTGTTCGCGGCTGCGCGGGTGATGGATAACCCGAAGGCGGTGGCGTTTTTCAAGAGCGCGGCGGATGTGCTGCGGTCGACGGTTGCGGAACTGCTCGAGTCGAAGCCTGAACAGGACGGTGAAGCGGATGCGCTCGCAAGCATCATGGCGTCGTTCGGGGGCACCCGCGGGCGCTGACCCGTCTGCTGATGCGGTGCCGCGTTGGATGACGCCACGGCACCCGGGGCGTGAGTCCATTGCGCATGAGGTTGTGGCGGTGATGCGTGGCCTGGGGTGGGAGCCGTTGCCGTGGCAGCGTGAACTGCTCGAGGTCGCCTATGAGGTCGACGCGAACGGGCTGTTGTGGTATCGCGAAATAGTCGTGGTCATCATGCGGCAGTCGGGAAAGTCGACGCTTATTCTGCCGGTGGCTTTGCACCGCATGATTGCGTGGGGCGGGCGGCAGTTCGGTGTGTATATTGCGCAGACCCGCGACAAGGCGCGCGACAAGCTGATTGAGGAACATTTTTACCACCTGGAGCGGTCGCCGTTTCGTCGCCTGCTGGTGCCGAACAGGTCGGGGCAGGTTCGCCCGGTGCTGGTGAACGGGTCTGAGCATTTGAAGTTCGTCAACGGTTCGAAGTGGGCGATTGATGCGCCGACCGAAGAGGCGGGGCACGGTGGCACGCTTGGCCTGGCGGTCGGTGATGAGATTTTTTCGTTGCCTGACAACCGGCTGGAGGCGGGCCTGATGCCGACTATGGCGACGGTGCCGGATGCTGCGACCTGGTGGATTTCGACGCCGGGCAGGTCGCGGGCGCGGTCGCCGTTCATGTGGCAAAAGGTGGAAAAGGGGCGGGCGCGTGTTGAACAGGCGCTGATCGACCCGACGTCGCTGGACAGGTCGCGGTCGCTGTATATCGAGTTCTCAATACCCGCAGACGTTGACGTGTACGACCCGCGCGTGTGGTGGGAGAACATGCCCGCGCTGGGGTACACGCAGCCGGTGGAGACCATACAGGGGTTCGCCGATTCGATGGATGAGCCGGAGTTTCGGCGGGCGTTCGGGTGCCAGTGGGGCGATGAGTTCGCCTCTGATTGGAAGATACCGGCGGACGCCTGGGCTGCGGTTGTCGACCGTGATTCGCAACCATCTGACCGGCTGGTTTGGGTCGTTGACGTGTCGCCGGATCGTGCGCACGCGGCCATTTCTGTCGCGTCGCAGCGGGACGACGGGCTGGTGCATTTGGAGGTTGTGGAGTCGTGGCCGGGCACCGATTGGGTGGTGCATGGCGACCCGACGCGGGGCGGTGGCGTGTTGTCGTGCCACGGGATCGCGGAGCTTGTGCGTCGTTATGGCGGGCAGGTGTTTTATGACCATTTGACGGTTGGCGCGTTGGGGCCTGCGCTTGCCGATGCCGGGGTGCCCGCGTCGCCGATTGCGGCGGCTGATATTCGCGTTGCGGCTGGTGCGCTGCTTGATGCGGTGCTGAACGGCACGGTGCGGCATTTGGGGCAGCAGGAACTGACGGACGCGCTGGCGTCTGCCGCTACCAGGGTGTTCGGTGACGGGTGGGCGTGGGCGCGCGGGAAGTCTATGGCCGACATCACCCCGCTGGTGTCTGTCACTTTGGCGCACTGGATGCTGACGAAAACGCTACCGGACATCAACCACGACCCGCTTGGGGCGTTGCGTGAGGGATTGGAACAGGGATGACGAACGACAAACGGTCGACGGTGACGACGGTGCTGGATGTGGCCGGGGTCGCTTTGGTGTGCGGTGGTGTCGCAGCCGTGTTTTGGCCTGCTGCGCTGGTGCTTGCCGGTGTCGCGTGCCTGCTGATTAGTTGGAGGGTCGCCGCATGAGCCTGTTTTTCAAACGCGACGTCGGGTGGTCTGACGTGTTCGCAGGGTTCACGGGTACGCCGTCGCGTGGCGCTGCCGGTCGCGCGCTGCGGCTGGTTCCCGTTTACGCTGCGGTGTCGCAGATCGCCGACCAGTTCGCGACGTTGCCGCAGCATCATTATGTCGGGGAGGCGGGGGAGCGTCGCCGGGTGGCGTTGCCGCAGTGGTTGGCGAACCCTGACCGGCGCGTGAACGTGTTTTCGTGGCGTTACCAGTTTGTAACGTCGCTGAAGCTGCGCGGGAACGCCTACGGGCTGGTTCTTGGCGACCCGGCGAACCCGCTTGGGGTGCGTTGGCTGCACCCCGACAGCGTGTCGGTGGATGAGACCGACCCGACCGGGCCGCGGTTTTTCGTGTCTGGCATGGGCGAACCGTTGACGCTGCACTCGCAGGGCGGGCGAATGCTGCACGTTCCAGAGTTCGTGCAGCCTGGTTCGATTCTTGGCCTGTCACCGATTGCACAGTTTCGGCAGGTGTTCGAGACGGCGGAGTTTGCGGGGCAGTACGGGCGCGACTGGTTCGAAAAGTCGGCGGTGCCCGCGTCGCTGCTGATGTCGAAACAGCGGCTGTCACCCGGGCAGGCGTCTGAGGCGAAACGCATGTTTCGTGAGTCGGTCGCCGACGGTGGGCCGGTGACACTCGATGCCGGGTGGGATTACGAGAAACTGACGGTCGCACCCGATGAGGCGCAGTTTCTGCAGACCATCAAGGCGTCGGCCACGTTGATTGCCAACATTTTCCGGGTGCCGCCTGAGGATATCGGCGGCGAGGTCGCGAACTCGCGCACCTACGGGAACCGGGAGGCGGACGCTGAACGGTTCAACGTGCGAACGATGCTGCCGCTGGTCACCCGTTACGAACTGGCCGTTGGTGAACTGCTGCCTGCCGGGCACTACCTGAAGTTGAACATGGACGTGTTATCGCGCCCGAACCTGCTGGAGCGGTCGCGGGCGAACACCGAAAACTTGCGCAACGGCACGCTGACGTTGGGTGAGGCGCGCGCAAATGAGGATCGGGCACCGCTCACCGACGAACAGGTGGAGCAGTGGCAGCAGTGGTTCGCCACGACAAAGTCGCAGAGCGAATCAGATGCGACGTCGACGGCGTATGTGGCAAATAAGGGGGAGGCATGACGGCAACATTGGAGAGGCGCGCAACACCGCGCCCGATTGAGTTTCGCGCGGTAGAGGATACGGGCGGGCCTGGTGTTCTAACGGGTTATGCGGTGGTGTTTGACAGTGAGTCGCGTGACCTGGGTGGATGGGTGGAAACCATCGACCGGGAGGCGTTCGGCGGTGCGCTGGATGATGGAACGCTTGACCTGTCTAGGCATCACCGGGTGATTGCGCGAAGCGAACACGACTCGCGGTCGCTGCTTGGCACGACCGACGCGGGCACGCTTCGCCTGTTCGTCGACGATGTCGGGATCAGGTACGAAGTCGACCTGCCGAACACGACGGCGGGTCGCGACGCTGCGGTTTTGGCTGCGCGCGGCGATTATGCGTTTTCGTCGTTCGCGTTCTATTCGATGCCTGACGGTACGGAGTGGCGCGAGAACGCGCAGGGCCAGCTGGTGCGGCATGTGACGCAGGCGCAGCTGGTCGATGTTGCGCCGGTCGCTGACCCCGCCTACTGGGGGAGCAGTTCGGAACTGCAGCGAAGTTTTGACCTGGACGCCATTAGGGCTGATCTGCGGTCTGAGGAACCTACCTTGCAGGCGGTCGCGCCCGACGCGCGTGCCGCTGCGCTTGGTCGGGCTATCACTATCACGAACATTATTGAAAGGGGCCACCGTGGCTGTCGTGACTGAAAACTTGAAGCGTCTGCTGAATGAGCGGGCGAACGCCTGGGAGACTGAGGGCAAGCCGCTTGCGGACATTGCGGCGCAGCGTGAGTTCACCGGCGAAGAGCGGGAGCGTTTCGAGCGCGCCACCGAAGCCTTCGACGGGTACACGCAGCGGATCAAGTCGCTGGAACTGACCCTGGAGCAGGAGCGCGCCGTTTCGCAGTTCGGCGACATGCTGAAGGCGGAGCCTGAGGCGCGGGCCGCGCTCATCACTGAACTGCGTTCGGTGCTCACTGAGCGTTCAGCTGTTGCCGCTGATCTTGAGTTCACCGGGCGCGACATGACGCAGGCCATGCGTAACCTGTCGCTGACCGCTGCAGCTGGTGGCAACACCACCGGCAATGAGTTTCTTGCGGAGCTTATCCGCCCGCTTCGCAGCTTTTCGTCGGTGCTTGATGCTGGCGCGCGCGTCATCACGACCGCGAACGGCAACGAACTGACCGCGCCGACGCTTGCGACCGCGGGCGCTGCTGCTGCCGCGTCTGAGGCGACGCAGGTGCCGGGCACCGACCCGACGTTTGGGCAGAAAACGCTGAAGGCGTTCAAGTACGGGCAGTACATGGGCGTTTCTAAGGAGCTGGTGGACGATTCCGCTATCGACATCGAGGCGCTTATCGTTTCGCTGATCGGTGAGAACATCGGCGCGCTGCTTGGCGAGAAACTCGCGGTCGGTGCGGGCACGACTGAGACCGCGGGCCTTATCACGTCGGCTACGGTCGGCAAGACTGGTTGGACCGGCGTGGCGGGCGCGTTCTCGTTCGATGACATCATCGACGTGATGCACAGTGTGGCGTCGCCGTACCGGGTGCAGGGTGCGTGGATTTTCTCTGACGCTGGCCTGGCTAGGGTTCGCAAGCTGAAGGACAAGAACGACCAGTACCTGTGGCAGCCGTCGACGCAGGTGGGTCAGCCTGACCTGCTGCTTGGTAAGCCTGTTTACACTGACGCCTACATGGATGCGACCGGGCTTGGCAAGTTGCCGTTCGGGTTCGGTGACGTGTCGCGTTACTGGGTGCGTATGGTGAACTCGGTTCGTATCGAGCGCAGCGAACACGCGCTGTTCGGTTCGGATCAGGTGGCGTTCCGTGGCATCCTTCGCGCCGACGGTGTGCTGACGGACGCTAACGCCTTCAAGACCTTCAAGGGTGCCGCGAGCTAGTGGCGGGCCGCAAGGTTAGTGCGGCGTCGCCGCGACGGGCTGAGGTCGCGCGGGCGGCTGCCGTCGT